CTCCTAAAACATTTTGAATAGCTTGTCTAGATCCACCAAAAGCTCCTGCACCTACCGCTGAAGCATCCATTGATTTTTGAGTTTGTCCATAAGCTTCTCCTAAATCTTTTAAAGCTCCTGAAACAACTCTATCTTCATATGGATTAGCATAAGCTTGAGCTGTTGCTGTATCATAAGTTTGAGCACTTGTATTTGCAATTTGTTGACCAATACCTGCAAGTTGGCCTGCTTGAGGTACTATTTGATTTTGATAAATATTACCAGCTTGTATTTCATAAGGATCAAGTTGAGCTACACGTTGACCTTGATAAGCTTGAAAAGGTTTACTAAATTCTTGTTCACCTCGTCTTAAAGTTCTTTCTTGAATTTCTTTAAAATATTCAGGTATGTCATAGCTAGTTGTTGACTGCGATGGTGCCTGAACTGTTGTAACACTTGGTTTGAAAATACTACCCATTGACTATATAAGTTCCTCCGATAACTTTAAATCCTAATTTATTAAAAGCTTTGTCTTTTCTTTCAACGTCTTTACCTTGAAAGATTTCGCATATCGCAGTTACTTTATTTGCTAGTGCGTATTCTTTAAAAACTACCATTATAGAACGAAAGATCCTAAAGTTTCTATGTTTAGGATTAACATGTAACCATAAAGTTCTCATGAACTTTTTGTCACTATACCATGTTTCATCAACTGTTGCAGCCAATGTTCCTACAATAATATTTTCATGTTCTACTACTATAACAAAACTATTCTTAATGTAAAATACTATATTTTCAAGGGCTTTAGTATTATTAGTGTTTCCAAAGTTAAATGGAGCCTCTGTAAGCCACGTTTTAAGTAATTCTCTTATTCTAACAGCATCTGATATACGAGCTGGTCTTATTATATATTTATCTTTTTCCATCTTGTTTTATGTTTACTCTTAATGTTCCAAATCTCCAATTATCATCTAGAGCACTATTTTCTATTTTTACATTAGTTTGTCTTCCTCGAATACGAGTATTTAAAAAACTTGTAGTATTACTTACACTTAAAGTTTCTCCTACTGTAGCTGAATCATTAGGATAGTCTTTTACTCTTAAAGTAATAGTTGCATTACCAGTTTGATTTTGAAAATCTGGTATAATTTTATTAATAAAACTGAATGTTTCACCATCTGCTATATCGCCATCACCCGATTGTATAAAGGCTGGTAAAGCAGCACCATCAGCATTTACTCCTGATTCTTGAGCATAAATTATACTTCTTCCTTGAGTTACACCATTAATAGTAGTAATAGTAGCTATATTAGAATTAGGAAAATATTCAGAAGCTAAAGGATTTAATTCAACTCCATTATCTTGATAAGTACTTCTATTCATAGTTCCAAAGTACCATGAGTTTTCTAAATAATTATAAATAGCATAACGATCACATTGATCAACGGTACTAGAACAATAATACCATATCACTTCAGAGAAGTTAGAATTTTGTCCAGCATAAACTTGTGAGTATTGAGCTTTATTAATATCGTCAAAGACATGATTAAGTATAGGACAGGGTATTTCTTGAACTGATCCTGCGTATCTAAAGAATTGTCCATCAGACATCCAGTAAGCTACATCATCTATTACTATTGCGGAGTTAAGACCAACAGCTCCACAGTCATTACCTAATTGTCTAAAACCAAATATAAAAGGTGGACCAATAAAAGACATTGAATTCATTGTTGTATCTGTCCAAACTAACATAGTACCTTTAGCTGGTCTTGCACAACGTATTTCACTTCCTCCAGCAATTCTTTGTGATCCCGCAGAGTTGACTACGTTAGGTGACCATTGATTATAATTTTCTTGATCAGACCAACGTATAAACATTTTATCTTGACTTGCAGTATTTCCAATTTCAGTTTCTGTACCTAAACATACTACGTGTCTAGTTTCTGTAGATATCATTGAAAGAGTAGAATTAGAAGGAGCATTAGCAACAGCTGTACATCTATTATTAGTCATTCCACCAGATAGATTCCATTCAAAAGTTGCTCCATCTTTTTGTGTTATAATTAAATCTTCTCCCCAATTATTTATTGACCATAACCTTGCATCAAGAACTACATTAGATGATGATCTAGCAGTTCCCCAAGTACCAGTATTCCAAGTACCTGATCCCCAACCAAAACCAAAAGTTTGAACAGCTGGTCCTATACCTATTTGATAAGTTGCAGTACAATTAGCTGTAGGTGCAACATTAGCATTTGCTGTAGCACTACTTTGAATAGTATATGCGTCAGTATTTGATATAGTTAATATTTCATATTCAGCATCAAGAGTTGCTGCTGGAATTCCACCTACTGTTGCAGTAACATTACTTAAAGTTACAAAATCTCCTTGAGAAGCTCCATGACCAGTATCATTAATTGTAATTATATTACTACCAGTTGTAGTGCTTATTGCGTTAGTTAATGAATCTGTTGATCTTATAGGAGTTATATCTTGACTTGTTCCCGAAGCATAAGCATAAATTTTTCTATCTGTTCCAAGAGCTTCGTAACGAGCACCATCTAGACCAAACCATTGTTCTAAAGCTCGTCCTACTCCAACATAATAACCAGTACTAAATTTAGTCCATCCACCTATTTTTTGTGGAAGACCTTTTCTAAATCTTACTTTATCACAATCTATCCATTTACTTTCTGCACCTGTAGGTGTGTTTTCAGTATCTATTCCAGGTTGAAAATTTAATTGAGTTAATGGCATAAATTTATACTATTTTTTTGTTATTATATATTAAATAAAAGAAAGAAGTAAGCCTATTTTATAGCTTTTTCCAAGTCGTAGGAGAAGGTATATTATGTTCAGATTTTATACCCTCTTTCATAGTAAGCATTATATCTCCAGATATAGATAATCTTGATACATCTTTTGTATTTTTCCCAGTTTCATGAAACATCATTGATGGAAATATAATTACATTACCTGTTTCTGCAGGATATTCAGCTTTACCATAATTACTTTGATCCCATTCTGTAAAATATGGATCTCTTTTAGGTATATTTAAACCTACTTTATGTGCGTCATCATCTAGTAAAAACAAGTTGCCTTGCTCGTGTGCTTGTGGATAATAAACAAAACTAAAATGACTACTCATATGTCTATGATAAGAAATAAATTGTTCTTTAGTTGAAAGAGTAGCCCAAGATTTTGTAATATAAATTTCAAATAAATCTAAATTATATTTTTGTGCAGACAAACAATCTCGTATTACTTTTGATAATTCAATATATAATTCATTAAATCTTTTATCTTCGTGTAAGTTATCATCTATTGATTGCAACTCTTTAGGTTTTACATCTGTAGTTGTTGAGTATTGAGAATTAGTAGGAGTAATATCTTTAAGTATTATAGGTACAATTTTTTTATTAATATCTTCAAAGTTTTCTAGTTTAGTTATGTATACAGGATAACCAAACCATTTAGATATATTTGACATAAAACACTTTACTAACTAACTCTTAAAAATCTATATTGAATTTGTCCTGCTCCACCTACACCACCATTAGTTGTTGGAGCAGATCCACCGCCTCCTCCTGAACCTTGAGTTCCTGCTCCTCCACCTCCAGAACCTCCAGCTACATTTCCACTAAAAGAAGCTCCACCTGCAAAACCAGTAATACTACAGTTATCTCCACCACAGTTACCTGAACCTACTAAAACTCCTACTACTCCATCACCTGATTGATTAAATGTTCCTACAGGTCCTGATGTTAATGATGTAACTGATTTAGTTGCACCATCACTATCTCTAAAATTTCCAGAAGTAATTGCTGTACCATTTACAGTAGCTGAACCAGCAGTTCCTGCTGTGTTCGTTCTTAAAGGTCCTTGAACTCCACCGCCTGTTCCACTTGAACCACCTCCGGCACTTAATGTAAAAATAGATCCAGTTGTTGATCCAGACAAAGTTGTATTAGTACCTGGAGAAGCAACACGAGGTTGTTTAAAATTAGCTGTTTGATTTCCTGCAGCTCCACCATTACCTACAGAAAAAGAAATTGTCTCTCCTGTAACTACACTAAATACTTTATCAGATACAAATCCACCAGATCCTCCACCAGCTCCAGCTGACTCTCCACCAGCTTTATCGTAATCTGCTCCACCAGCAGCTCCACCACCACCTCCAACTCCAGCTTGAATATGCATTGCATTAGCACCTTCTGGTACTGTAAGTGTTCCTGAACCAGAATTTATTGTTTGAACTGTACCTGCTTGAAAAGCAGCAAAAACTAATTTCCAAACTCCTGAAACTTTACCATAAATTTCGTCAGCTTCTTTCCAAACGCCTGATACTTTACCATAAGCATTTTCTATTTCTTGAAATGTTCCAGAAACTTTACCATAAGTATTAGCCATTATAATATTGTATGTCCTAATGCTTCATCTGTATTAATTTTATCGGGATCAGCTGTAATATCAATTCTAGTTATTAAAGTTACGTTTCCCTTACTATCTTTGAATTCTTGTGGTACTTTATTTATATTGAGAGAAGAAGTATATACTTCTTCTAAATTAGAATTCTCATTAGTAGAGAAATAAAATTTATAAACAGCCATTTAAGCTCCTACGAATATTTAAACCAAATATCTCCATCGCTTCCACCTGATGGACTATTTGTACTTATTGTAAATTTTCTTTGAAGTTTTGCAGCGGTTACTGCATCAGTTCCTAATTTATTTGTTGTAACTGCTCCATCTAAAATTTTTGCTTCTGTAATATTATTGTTTAAAATTTTTGCAGTTGTAATTGCATCATTTGGTATTTTTGCAGTTGTTACATTATTATCTGCAATTTTTGCAGTTGTAATTGCGTTGTCAGCAATTTGAGAAGTTCCTATACTTCCTTGTAAAGTATTTAAATTAACAGCGGTAATATTAGTACCATCTGAATATGCTGCACTTAATTTACCTTGATCTAAAGTAAAACCAGTTCCACCTACTGTTTTAAAAGTTAAAGTATTTCCACTATGAGTAGTGGCGTCTTGTAGTATATAAAATTTCTCTATACCATTAGGTACTAAAACTTGTCTAGCTGCTGCTAGAGTTCCAGTAAATTTTAATATCATATTTCTTGCATTAGAAACAGCAGCGTCTGTCATTGCTAAAGTAACATCTGCTGAAGCAACATCAATTGATTGAAAACCAGCAATTGCTTGTTGTATTAAATTTAAATTATTATTAGTTTTATCACCCCAAGTACTAGCATTTTCTCCAGTAGCTTGAAGCTCTAATTTAAGGTCTGATGAATAAGATGAAGCCATATAATTTTTATACTCCTATTTTGTTATTTTGTAAATTACTAAATATTTGTCCAATTAGTTGTATTTCCTGTAGTAATATCAGTCCATGTAACATTTCCTCCCGGAGGAATTGGATCCCAAAATCTTAATGTAGCAGGTATAACAGTTATTTGTTGTCCTGCAACATTTACTGTATTTCCTGTACTTGTTACAATTGAAGCTAATGTCATTGTAAGCTCTTGACCAGTAACGTCTAATATTTGTTGAGAACTTATTATAACAGAACCTGTATTAGTATTAGCAGTTTCTCCTACAATAGAAATTAAATTAGAAGTTGAAGGTATTAAAGAATTTAAGCCTACCGTTAATCCTTGACCTGTTATTCCTATAAAATCATTAGTAGATAAAATTGGGTTTCCTAAAACTGTTGTTACTTCTAATTCAGGAACTACAATAGTCATACTTCCATTGCCTGATATTGCGTAAGTTCCTATAGTAGTATTAATTTGTTGACCTGGTAAAAGTATTATTGCATCTGAATCAATAGAAATTGAACCAACAGAAGTATTTATTTGTTGTCCAGTTATAAGATAAGAAGATTTAACACCTACAATACCTGTAGAAATAGTAGCTTGTTGACCAGTTACATTTATTAAAATATTAGCACCACCTAATGATGAAATCGGAGATTGTGAGAGTGCGGTAATCCCTAACACGGTTTACCTTGCGTTTGCTGGTACGTTATTAGTGCCGACTAAAGGTGCTTCTGCAAATGCCATGTAAATGTAAGTATCACCAGATTTATTATAATTTTCATGGTCATCTCTAATTTTAAATCCATTAGATAGATAATCAATTCCATACGCACCACCTGTATATTCAACATAATTTGCATTAGCATATAAAGTGTTGTTCATTTCATTAAATGGACTTCTTTTTACATCATCCATAACCCAATCATATCCAGCAGTTGTTGTATTCTTGATTATAGTAAATGCAGGTTTAAATCCTGTGTAAATAAAAGACCCATTATTATTTCCATTACCAACATAAGAACCAAACTTGCTATAACCAGTTTTTTCTGCGAAGCAGTAGGCAATTGTAGATGCACCACTTGAATTTGATGATGTACTATTTCCTAAAGTAATAAGTGATGAAGTCGGTTCTGTATTATTTAACATTTCTGCACTTGTTCCACCTGGTGAAGTTTGGTCTAAATATAGTGTGTAAGTTGCACCTTTAGATTGATGATATACAACCCATGATGGTCCAGCAACAGAAACGCATTTAAAAATTATCATTGCAGGTTTAACTCCTAAACCATGACCAAAAGTTGCACCTGCTGAACCTGTGCCTGTGTATGTTGAAATTGAAAGACCTGCTGTCGTATTAACAGAAGTGTAAGTAGTATTTATTGAACCTGCTGTATT